TCTATTTCAAAATTTGGATTATAGTTAAACCAATCATCTAATGCACTTATTCCCATTTCTTCCCCTCTGCCGTCTGACGGAACAAAATTTAATCCATAGTCATAGAATGATGTAAATAGATCATCATTGTTTTCATTTTCTCTCGCAAAGTATCTTGAGTCACCAATTCTTTCCATTACCTGTAAATTTAGATCGTCTTCAATCTCCGCAAATAGCTCTACATATCCTGCGACATTGTATCCAATTTTCTTAGAAGCTGGTCCATATTTCCACTTGGGGTCACCAAAATTTGCCCATTCACCATATGTATTGCGGTCGGGCCATTCTCTACGTATAAAGATTTCACCTCTTTCATTAACTGCTGCCCATATTGCGACATAGTTTCTTGCTCCAGCGGGATCGACCACTTGATAGCAACTAAATGATCGTTGATCGGAAATATCTGGAAAGGTTTTTCCAAATTTGTTTGGTTTATCAGATAGTACATTGATTTCTGTATTAAACAATGGTAACAGAGATGTCATTGATTTGACTGGCACTCCATAGGCACGAACCAATATATCTTCCTGGCTTCTTCCCTTTAGGTCTTTTGCTATTCTAGAATATCCCCCAAAAGGGTTTTCATCGGAATGCAGGTATATAATCGAAGCATCTCTATCTGGACTGTATTGTTTTACTGGAACCTCTTGATTGTCAAGAAGTTCTGCGGGTTTAGTTTCTATTGTTTCTACGTTTTTTAAATAATCAGAGATGAATGGTGTATATCCATCGATGGGAGTGAACCCAATTACCATTTTAGAATCCCTTGTAGATAGTCGAAATCTAAGGGTATTTACCAAATTAGAATCCCCTAGATATTCATCAAGCCAGGCTCCAATGTTTAGTTCTTTTGTCCCGTTAAAACCGAACTCAAAACCCTCTAATAATGTATGGTTATTACTAAACTGCGTGTAAGTCTTGAAGTCCACTCTGGTTCTAGTATCTGGAAAGATAAAACTACTACCAGTAAAGCCATTTTGCATACTATAATTAATATATCCTTCAATGCTCTTTGTTTTCTTTTTAAACTCCTTGGGCATCATATCCCATATTGCAGCTTGTTGAACCTTAACAGATGTATCTGCGTTTTGACTGAAGCATACTATATGACCATCCGTATTGTTTACTACGGATTGCATCACTAGCTTTGCACACCCGGTAGTCTTTCCGCTTCTGTTTCCCCCAAGGGCTAGAACCTCATTGTGTTCTTTTAATCCATCCGCTATTCTTTGCCAGCCCTCTAGATCAAAGCCGTGACGAATGGGGTCTTCCCGGGATGCCTTAATTCTGCCCTCGTGACTTTCGTACAGGGATTTTAATAGCTTAGGATCGTTCTCCGCAAGCAAAACAATTTCCTCGTCTGAGGGAGCGCTCAAAAAGGGATGATCTGTAAAAACCAATTCCATACTACTCTTCTTCGTCTTCCCAGTCTATATCAATTTCTATATATTCTGAGTTAATTTGCTCCGCTGTTTCTTTAATTAGCATTTTTGCGATGGGCAGATTTGTATAATCCGAATACAAGTTTCCCTCCTCGTCCATTACCATAAAACAGTAATTTATAAAATGCTCACCAAGTATTCCCTTTACCTGGTCATATATGGGGTCAAACTCCGAATCTAATACCGAATTACTCATCTATAACCTCCTCAACGTGTTTTAACTGTTCTATTCTCTCCCTCGCAGCCTTTAGGGTGTCCTCGTAATCCTCTTGGGTAACAGCGTTTCTGTTCTCTGTAATTGTGCTTACTTCACCTCTAGCCGTTAAAGCCTGTCTGCTTGAATTTATCTTAGCAATACTTATGTCTTTAATATCCTTCGCTGTAGGCTCATACTCCCCAGTCTGCATTCTTTCTCGGACTACCTGAATCATATCTTCCTCTAGGCTCTCTAGATTCATATATGATTTAGCAGATAGCTTACCTCCCAGTTCTCTGAACTGATGCTTGTGGTCAGCGTAGTCCACCAGGACGTTGATAACCGTATTCCTGTTGTAGTTACACTTGCGGACTATTGAAGTCTGAGATATACCTAATGCGGATAGGTATAGTATCTTAGCTACCTTCT